GTCTTCCTTACAACCAATTCGAAATATTAAATTAACGAATGGGGATCAAATAGTATCTTATGTAAACCCAGAATCATCATCTGAGACATTAGTACTAGAACATCCCTGCCAGCTAAATCTCTATAAAGAAAAAGACTCCAGTTTAACATATTACTTTACTCGATATATGCCTCTTTCAGATGATGACGTAATAAGATTAAATGTTAATGCCGTTGTAGCATATACTAATGTTTCACAAGAAGTAGAAGCTAAATATATAAAAGCAGCTTTACAATATGAATATGGCAGCAGTGAAGATGAAGACGAAGATGACTTTGAAATAGAAGAAGAGGGTTGTGATTCTATAAACATACATTAGTATATCATCCCTCTCCAGAGAAGACTCTCTTATTATATCATATAAACCATGATCTGTATACCCCTATTCTGAAAATAAAATTATATTTACTTTTTCTTTAAAATATGATATAATGTACTTTAGTATAAAAAAATAGGAACTACCTATGTCAGAAATAAAAGTTAAGCCAAAAGATAAACCACACTATGTTAACAACAGGGAATTTTCTCTTTCTATTGTAGACTACGTTAAGAGTGTTAACGAAGCAAAAGAAAAGTGCACTGAAGTACCAATTGTTCCTACATATATTGCTACTTGCTTTTTGAAAATATCTGAAGGACTCGCGCATAAGTCTAACTTTGTTCGATACACCTATCGTGAAGAAATGGTTATGGATGCCGTAGAAAATTGTCTTCGTGCAATAAACAACTATAACATTGAAACAAAAACACGTACAGGTATGCCTAATGCATTTGCCTATTTTACACAAATATGTTATTATGCATTTCTTAGACGAATAGAAAAAGAAAAGAAGCAGCAGGATGTAAAACTTCGATGGATCGAGAAAGCAGGATTCGAAGACTTTATGGATGACGATGAAGGAGGTAATCACGAATTCTTTGATGAGCTACGTAATCGTATTGATAGAGTTAAGCAATCTGATAACGAGTTTAAAGAATTCTCTAAGAAAGAAAAACAGAAAGCAAAAATTAAAGCCAACTCTGGCGTTGAATTGTTTATGGGTTAATAATGAAGATTGCTATACTAAATGATACACACGCAGGTATGCGTAACTCGTCTGACATATTCATTGAATACCAAAGGAAGTTTTATGAAGAGGTCTTTTTCCCTTATCTAAAAGAAAATAACATTAAAGACGTAATCCATCTGGGTGATTACTTTGACCATCGTAAGTTTATAAACTTTAAGGCTCAGAACGCTAATCGTAAGATGTTCCTGGATATATTAAAGCGAGATGGTATTACTATGGATATCATCCCGGGCAATCACGACGTATTTTATAAGAATACAAACGATCTTTGCTCACTAAAAGAACTGCTTGGTTACTACACTTCAAACGTTAATATTGTTATGAAGCCAAAGGTTATGGATTATGCCGGATGCGCAGTTGCATTAATTCCGTGGATTAATAGTGAGAACTACGTGGAATCAATCGATTTTATTAAAAATTGTAAAGCTTCTATCGTTGGCGCACACCTAGAGCTTGTTGGGTTTGATATGATGAAAGGCGTACCAAATGCACATGGTATGACTACAGAAATATTTGACCGCTTTGAAATGGTTCTATCTGGTCATTTTCACACTAAGTCTAGTCGTGGCAATATACATTACCTCGGTTCGCAGATGGAATTTACGTGGGCTGATTCAGAAGATCCTAAATATTTCCATATATTAGATACTGAAACAAGAGAAATTACCCCTGTTAGAAATCCTAACACGATGTTTGAAAAAGTGGTTTACAACGACGAAAAAATAGATTATAATAGTTATGATACTAATCACTTAAAAGACAAGTTTGTTAAGATTATTGTAGCTAAAAAGACTGATCCATTTCTCTTTGATCGATTTGTGGATAAAGTCCAAAGCGAAGATATTCACGAACTTAAAATTGCAGAAACCTTTGAGGAATTCTCTGGAGATAGCGTAAATGATGAATCAGTATCTGTGGAAGATACAACACAGCTATTAGATTCATATATTGATGCTGTAGATACAGAATTAGATAAAGATACATTAAAGGGATTAATGAGGGGTCTTTTTGTTGAAGCCCAGTCATTGGAAATTGTATGATAGCTTTTCGTAATATTAAATGGCGTAACTTTCTTTCTACCGGTAATGAAGAAACGCTTATTCAGTTAGACCGTAGCCCGACAACTCTTATAGTTGGCCAGAATGGTGCAGGTAAGAGCACATTACTTGATGCTTTATCGTTTGCATTGTTCGGTAAGCCTCATAGAAATATAAATAAGCCCCAGTTAGTAAATTCAATTAATAATAAGAATTGTGAGGTAGAAGTAGGGTTTGATATAGGTCAGCATAAGTTTGTTGTTAAGCGTGGTATTAAGCCAGCTAAGTTCGAGATCTGGCAAAACGGTAATATGATTAATCAAAGCTCTGCAGCTAAGGATTATCAGAACTTCTTAGAGCAGAATATACTAAAGCTTAATCATAAGTCGTTTCATCAGATTGTGGTTCTTGGGTCTTCTTCTTTTATACCTTTTATGCAGTTACCAACACCTCATCGAAGAGACGTAATCGAGGATCTTCTTGATATACAGATATTCTCTAAGATGAGCCAGTTATTAAGAGAGAAAGATTCAAAGCTAAAAGAACAGATAAACGGACTTGCCTATGAGCTAGATCTAACCAAAGAAAAGATTACTCTTCAGCAGAAGTATATTCGGGATATAACCGAAATTAACGATGAACAGATCAAAGGCAAGAATAAGGAAATATCTACAATTGAATCAGAGATAGAATCTCTTAAGAATGACAGCACAGAGTGGAAGGGGTTTATAGATGAAAACCTAGAGTTACTCAATACTAGGTTGACTGAATCATCTACCAAGAGAAATCAGTTCCTTAAGTTTGAAGCACAGTTCCAGCAGCAAATCAGTGGCGTAGTAAAAGAAGCTAAGTTCTACGAAGAAAATGATAATTGCCCAACGTGCACACAAAAGATTGAACCTGACGTAAAAGATTTAAAGCTGGCAGAGGCTAAAAAGAAAGCAAAGGAGTTAAGTGATGCACTATCTTCTGCCAATGGCAAGACTGCAGAGTATGACGCTATTATAGAAGAAGTTAATTCTAGCCTTAGCCATATACAAGATCTGAACAATAATATTTCTGGTAACACCAAATCTATAAATAAATCCCTAATCAGAATAAAGGCTATTGAAAAAGAGATAGAATCACTTTCTACTACCCATGGAGATTTATCTGAAGCAAATAGTGAATACAGCAATTTAATAAATTCCAAGGATACATTATCCGAAAACAAGAATCGCATATCATCCGAAAGACTTTATCTATCTGTTGCAGGGGAAATGCTTAAAGATACTGGTATTAAGACTAAAGTAGTTAAACAATATCTTCCTGTTATGAACACCCTAATTAATAAATACTTACAAGTCTTGGACTTCTTTGTTTCCTTTAACCTAGATGAAAGTTTCTCAGAGACTATAAAATCCCGTCATCGTGATAACTTTAACTATGCTTCCTTTTCTGAAGGAGAAAAACAAAGGATCGATTTGGCCTTATTGTTTACCTGGCGTCAGATAGCTAGAATGAAGAACTCTACATCTACCAACTTATTGATATTGGACGAAACCTTTGACTCCTCGCTGGATCATGATGGTGTAGAGAACCTTATGAAGATATTGAATACATTGGATAGTAATACCAACGTATTTGTTATATCACATAAAGGGGATTTACTGGATGGTAAGTTCCGCAATAAGATAACCTTTAAAAAAGAGCATAATTTCTCTAAAATGCTTCTAGCAGGGGATTAAATCGTCATAAATCGTAACGAGGGGTATACAATAGCCCTAGTATACGGTAAAATGTCTCTATCAAATGGAGAAAACAGATGGTTAAACAATCCAAGTCAATCTTAGCTCGCCTTCTTGCCAACGAGAACATTACTGTTCAACGTGGCAATTATCCTACTGCGTACTTTGATGTCGAAAAGCGTGTACTTGGTCTTCCACTTTGGGAAGACTTTGGTAAAGACGTTGAAGATCTTCTGATAGGCCACGAAGTAGGCCACGCACTCTTTACCCCTGCAGACGGTTGGCATGATTCACCTAAAGATCTTAAGATTCCAAGGTCATTCTTAAATGTCGTAGAAGATATACGCATTGAAAGAAAAATCCAATCTATGTATCCTGGCCTTGTTAATTCTTTTAAGAAAGGCTATAAAGTATTTTCCGATCAGAACTTCTTTAAGACAGAAGGTAGAGACTTACAAGAATATTCTTTAATCGATCGAATAAATCTGAAAGCCAAGCTTCGAGACTTAATTGATGTTGACTTCAGCCTTGAAGAAAAACCATATG